CTACACGTGACAGGGACCACTCACCCCGTCGTCGAAGCGACGAACGCACTAGCCACGGTTCTTCGTCCTTGGAGGGGGCTATTCGCCTTTCCCCCAAGAGAGCCGCGGCCAGTCCAGCTGTTGCGTCTACTTTCCCTTTCAAAGGTCGGTAGCGCGCAACAAACTGGGTCCAACACTGCCAATTCTTACTCCACCTGACATAGCCGGCTGACTTAAGACTTAAAACGTCAGTCGACCATAAACAGGAGGACGAATCTCCGTTAGGAAGCCCTCGTAACAGAGGTCGTCCGCGGTGAGCTCGAAGAAGCAGTGCGACAACCGGCGCTGGTAAGGCGCGTCCGACCTCGTTAAGAAGTCGATAAATGTCTGTCGGACATAGTTTCTCCATATACCGAAGGTATATGGGTACTACGCGCGTCGTTCCATACCAGTCCTCACCACAACTTTCACGAAAGGGGCCAAAGATAAACGACTTCGAGGTGTTAACCTTGAAGCCACAGTAGCCGAGAACTTCCATAAAGAGTGCCGCTACGCCGCGACGACATACCAAGTCGTCCCCGTAAACGATTATGTCACCTTGAGAGTGACACAAGGAGGAACAAGCCCGCCCTAACGCCCAGAAAATAAGCGTTTCAAGCGGGAAGGTAAAGCCGTTGCCCATCGAGGACCATTTCTGGTATTCGACAGGAGCTGCTCCGTCTAGGGTATAGTGTGAACTCCTGATGTCAACCAGGAATGCATACCAATCCCAGGGAAGTAGCCTCTCAACCAAAGCGCACGACAGAGAGTCGGACGCCGCCTTAAGATCCATCGTGACAAGAGGATCCCAGGATTGCCAGCAAGCTGCACCGGTTTTAGCGGCGAGTTGGTTACGCAGCTGACTTCTCGGAGTAAAACCGAAGGATGTCATTCTTCGGTCCATATACTCCTTTACGCCAAGCTGCAAGCAAAGGTTAAGATGTGGCTCCACGGCTATAGACCGCATTGTGCCCGCGTCCTTTGGGACGAAGGCTATACGGTTCGTGTCGGTTATCTCATACGGCAGCGTATAGGTCTGTTTTGACCAGTCCACCTCGGCATGAAGGCGAAACCACGCCGGCGACTCTTCAACGAGTCGTCGGGCGTAGGGTAGCGCACTCCTACTAACGCACAGCTTTGTCTGCGCCCCCAGTTTAAAAGGGAGCGTAACTTTAGCTGGGTTCTTAGTGCCGATTGCCGAGCCACCACCTGGACGAGCGAAATCGAGAATTTGCTCAAGTGTAACATCGGAGAAATTTCCGAGCACCTTGGAGATCAGTTCTCGAGCCCGACATAAGATCACCCTGTACATTGGGTTCTCCCTATCAGGACGACTGCCATAATAGCGCAGTCTTCTGTTTGCCCTCTTACAGGCACGCTCTGCAGCTACAAAGGATCTTATAGCTGCTGACTTCCTACTTGAAGCGTCTCCCGGAAGGGATGACTTCAAGAACAAGGCCCCGAACTGGGACCAGGAGAAGAAACCAGACGCATCGTCGAACTCGACGTGCTTCACATCCTCGAAGATCTGCTTCGCCTTCGACACCTCACCCATTTGAAACAGGAGTAAGATATCAAGGGCTTTGTGAAGAAGCTCACCTGAGAACATGTTGATGGCGTAACCCTGAGCTACTTGTTCAGGTTGCAGCTCAGTACTCGCGTTATTCCAGGCGCGTCTCAGCCCAGATATGTCTTTCACGACATACTCCTTGGTATCCACGGCTTCATGCCGTGGGGAGATACGGAAAAGGGCGATGTACCACCCCGGGTTAAGCACCTCAATACAGCGAGGTACTCATCCACCGACGACTGATTAGGTCGTCGGAAGGATACCCGCCTTCATTGCGTTGGCGAAGCCAGCGGTGAAGACAAGTCCCTGGAGGTACTCGATTGCGTCGTCGACCAGCGACTCTGGCTGATTCAAATGCCAGCGAAAACCAATGTCGAACGCAACGAACCCAGCCTGTACCGTGCAGCAACCCTCCTCCGATGTACGGGAGGCCAGGGAGATTTTCATCCCTGAACGAGCAACACCGGGATTCGCAGCGGTGGTGACCGGGGCGGACGAGTAGAACTCAACCGTCTTCGGTTCCAGTCGCGTGTGACCAGGCGCTACGTACGTGGACCGACCGGGAGTTACTCCGGCCGGCGAGAGTGCAACGGATGAGCCGCCCGTCAGGGAGGCTCCGATGGTAACATTCATCGTGATACGTCCTTTACCAACCTAGGCGTTTCGCTTTGGCTAGTAGTTACCAGCACCAATCCCCCCACCCTGTCCTTGATTCTGGGACCATGCAGCGTTGCGGTCTGCGCGCGCCAATATCTGGCTAACGCGTTGACGACCGGCTGCCACAAGAGCCACCAGGTCAACTAGACGGGGGAGACTAAGCTGGGGAAGCAGCGGAGGGAAGGGAATAGTTGTAGGTTCCCTTATGTATCTCTCTCGAGTGTAGCGGGTGATACATGGGCCCCAGGACCCGCTGGAGTACCCGGATTGACCGATATATGTTAACTCGGTTTCGAGTACCCAACTGGCCTTTAGGGACATGCCAATCCCGCGGAACTCTCCCTTGAGACTAGGGATTAGGGTGCGAATCCACCCCCCGATGTTGATAAACTCATCAACAACAAAGGAGTAGGGAACCTTCTCCCATGCCGTAACAAAAGGGTCGAAACCCCAGCGTTTGGCATTAGCGGAAGAAAACTGGGACATTGCCCAACCACGATGCTCGAAGGTGCCACGGAGCGTTGTTTTGATCCGTCGCTTCCACCAAATATTGTAGTCAGTGAACCCAGTATCGACTTCATCGTCGAGTGATTCACCCTGGTGCCCGTGTCCATCCACCATAAGATCTTTGGCCAGTTTCAAGGCCAAAGCCTGCGACACATTCATCGCGTCGTAGAAAAGTGGACGAACCCCAAACCTACCAAGGAGCCATAGCTCAGTAAAGATATCGAACGCCGAACGTGCACGCCCGTATCTATTCTGCCTTCTGAACTCAGCGGCAAGCTCCGCCATTAACCGCGTGCGTTGGTTAAACACACGAAAAATCTGGTGTAATGTCGAAACGGTCTCATTGATTTCCGCGATCCATGTCAAGACATCAAACACGGCTGACGCGGCATTAGCGGCTGCAGAAATCACAGCAGCATCAGTGAGCGAGCTACTCGGTGTTGGTTCTGGAATCAGGTGACTGCTGTGCTCATAGTACATTCCCCGATATAAATGTGGGGGTGTAGCTGTGATATCTGCAGCCACTACCGGACCGGCGATATGTTCTATCGTATCGGTGGTAATCAACACAGAGTTGAACGGCAGGTATTTGCCGCACTTCTTCAGAGAATGGTAGCCCGGGGTGACAGTGTCCTCGATCCTCTTGGTCTCCTGCTTGCCAGTATACGTGGTCAAATAATGCGACCCGTCATACGTGACAATCTCAGGGTGGTCCAAGGAACCTTGGACGGTTTCCCGGGTGCGTCCCATTTACAACTCTCCAAACGGCTTTTCAGCCGGGCGAATTATCGCCATAGGACCTAAGTCCAGGACCCCCAAC